TATGCTTCTATTATATTGGTCTAAGATCCTAATAGGTCAGTTCCCAGGCATCTTTACCATTAAGTATCTGCCAATCAAATACTTGCTGCGGTAAATTTACATTGGTATATAAATCAGACTCTTTATGTTTTTCAACATAGAATTCACAATTATCTAAAATATAATTTTCTGCTAATTGTTTTAATGTTGATAGAGTATCTTCATCTTTCTATAAATACTAGGCCCAATCAAGCATATCTTTTATAATAGCTAAATATAAAGCCTTTTTAAAGATCGATTTATCACCCTAAGCAAATAAACACATCTGCTGCATATTTGCCTATACCGTTTTATATATTGATTTATTAATGTTTATCATTTGTTACAACCACATAAATTAGGTTTTGGTTTTGGTTCTTCCGGCTATTTACAACCACAATTATCGGGCGGAGTTCCTTTGGCGCATGAACATCTAGACGGTTTTTGACAACAATTTGCAAATTGTTTAGCTATATATTTAAAAAAGTATTTAGCAGAATCAATATCACGCTCATACATAGCCGCAGTGTGCCCATATAAAAGCATATAATTTCTTATAGCATCATCAGATATGGGATCACATTTTCCTGGTTTTGTTATTGCATCAAATAATAAATCATAAACTCCATTTATATCTGAAACTAATGCAGTATCCTCAATATCTGGAGAATATCCTTCATCTGGACTATCTGAGTGCGCATATAAGGTTATTGTGTACATAGCTGGAATATGGTTGCCTAAACACTCAACTGGAATCTTTAAAGTCCATTCAGACTATTCCTATCCATCAAATTTAGTAAACTCATATCTATCATCTCTATTTTTGAAATTTTTACAATCCTCAAGATATGAGACATTTATTTGAATTGAAGTCATGTGATAGCCGTTAGGAACATCAAAAATCAATTCGATATATTTACTATCATTAGAAACTCTTAAAAGTTCTATGTCTATATGTTTATTTTTAATACAAGGATCAGTCATTGTCAAACTCCTCCGGATGTTTTACAGTTATTTTACTAGCAAGACCCAAACCAAAACAAAATACTATAATATATCCACATACTGTAAATAACGCCGGACTTACAGAATAAGTATTTTGAAGGTCGAACATTTTATCAGCACCAATTACTGCTACTGCTGAAGTTCCCACCCATACACATAAGTGTAAAAGTTGACTCCAAAACTTAGACAGAGGCTCTTTCCACCTCTATCTAAGTTCTTTCCAAAATGAATATTTTTTCTTTTTCATATTAGTATTTTTTATCGAGAACTTCATCATTCTATTTACCATCATCTAAATAAACCTAAGCAAGTTCTATTTTATTCCGGTTTTTGATTAGTTCCAACTCCTATTCCTTTAACTCTTTCTTAGCTTTGACCTCGTACCATTTGATATTCTGGTTCATCTAATTATCTTGCTATTCAATATTCAACTTACGCTCATTTAGCTGTGCAAGTTTCTTTGTAGATTGCTCTAATCTTGATTGCATCTACTACATATTTTGTTGTGCCTCCTATAATTGTTGAGCAAGTTGTTGTATCTAATCGTGTTCAAGTTTTTTCTCTTTTATAGATTTTCTAAGAGCATCGTACATTTCCGTAAGAGATTTAGATTGCATTACTAAAGCTACTATTTCAACATCTACCTAATCACTCTATGCTAATTGAATAGCCAATTGCCTGATTGACTCCTATTCTTTTATTAAATCAGCACTACCAGAAACATGAACATCATAATCAGTTTGGGAGTAATGTTCCGGTAAAAGTGTAAAAATCTGTTTTCTATTACCTAGAATAATCTAACCTGAAAGTCCATTTTTAAAAACTCTTCTGGCAACGTCTAAACTATCTGTTAACATTTCGGATACTAATGTATCCATAGCTTGATAATACTATTTGGTTATAATAAAAGATTGCTACATACCAACCTCAACATTAGCTACAGCATCTCTAGCTTGAATACCTCCTAATCGCTCTCTAAATACTCCGGTAATAGAACTAGCAATCTCTTCAGTCATCTATATAGCCAATTGAATGGCCTATAGACTACCTAACTAAACAGTATCATCGTATCCATTAAAATAAGTATTTGCCATCTAGCCTTCCTAAGAAGAATCGAATATAGATAATCCAGATTTTCTATAGGCCAAATATTTAGCAAGTCTCTCCTCAACATCGTCACCTAAAACTGTCGGTAAAAATGATAGATCAACATGAGCTCCACGAGGTCCGGATAGTGCAATAGTGTTATCTTTATAGAAAAGAAGTAAATCGTAAGAATCTTGTAAATAAGCGGTTGCAAGCATTAAGGAGTATGGGGACCCATGCCCATCAGTATAATATATACCATTTATATTTAATCTAACCTCATTTGGTGCATCCATATCTCTGACGACATGTTTATCCTCTCCCCGTAATATATACATATCAGAGCCTATTCTTACAACCTCATATCTATTACCTTTAATTTTGCCGGACTTATCTTTAACCCAATCAATCCACTCCACTTCATATACTGGAATTAAATCCCACTTCTAATTATAATCACCACCTTCAGGATGCACCCCAACACCATCAACTACACCAGGATTATGATAATCACCACATCTAGCACCTAAAGATTTAACCAAAATAAAGTTGCTATGATAGTCTCCTCTATCAATGTATTGATCATCAATTCTATCTATATCGTCCTGGGACATTTCCTCACCATATTTAATAAGGATCTCTTCTTTAGTCATCCATTTACGAACAACGGCACGATATCCATTTTTTATATATTTACTTTTTGGATCTTTATCAACAAAAACATTAATTGGATCCTCAATTTCTATTTTAAAATTGGTTCCTGCAGAAGTTGGAATAACTTTATAATAGGCCTCCCCAGAAATGAACAAATCTAATAAAATTTGTTGAAGTTTATTTTTAAAATCTATCTTTCTGGACTACATTATGTATTGAACAATATCCTATCCAGCTATTTCATAATTAGATATAAAGTTTAAATCCACAGATTCCTTTATATCATCTAATTGCTGTTGAATAGTTTGATCAACTATTTTCTGATCCTGCTGTTTGGGTCCAGATAATGCCTAATATATAGAATTTTCTAAAAATTTAGAAAGCCAGTCATGAATCTCTTTAGATAACATTAACTATTTCTCTCTAAAAATTTTAGACAAAGTCCCCTAATCTTTACAAGATATTTTAGGTCTAATTTCTGTTGTCAAGTATTCACCTACAAGTGCATCTATATGTTTTCTAATTAGCGGAGTGAATGACATTGAAGTAGGATTTCCAACTCCCTCATTTTTTTCGAGGTTTTCGTATTGGTAATGATCTCGTTTTCCCTAATAATAATTATAAGCTTTATATAGATGTTCTTTCTCCTTAACAAGATCCCCAATACAATAATCGGCCCACTCTATTAAATAATCATCAGATCCTTTCTTAAACTAAGACTTCCACATAATTATAAATTACTATCATTTGCATGTAGAATAATCTACATATGTTGAGTTAAGTCTAATCGACTTTTTTTTAGTTGTTTTCTTATAAACTGCAAAAACTCTTCTTCGGTTTTACATTGTGTTGCATATATAATCCCACCATATTGTGGTCCATGAACATACAAAGTAGCCTGATACCAATCACCATCATGAGTTGCTTTTATCGGAACTTCACTTATACAATTATAAACCTCTTCAATTATGTCAGTTATTTTTTTCTCAAGTCCATCCATTTTTTCTAACATTTTGCTCTTGTGTTGAAATAACTCCAAACACCTTCTAACCATATTCATTCTTATAATACCCAATAGTTCTGAGAATTTTTTGAGTAACTTCCTATTTAGGCCTCTTACCTAACATATCTTCATCGGCTAATAAAGCCATAGCAAATGCAGCGGTAAGGTCAAATTTACCTTTATTTTCTGGGGTATATCTAATTAATTCATCTATAACTTCTAGAAAATCTATCTAGTCACAATAATCATAAACATATTGTTGGATTAACTCTATTTGGTGTTCAATAATTCCAGCTGTAGCTGGACATCCATATTGATTTGCATTCTATGTTTTAGAAGTAAGGGTTGCTCTAGGTCTTTTTAAGAAATATCCAGTCTATCCATACCTTCTAAAGTGTGTGAATATACTCATACGGGTTGCCTCAAATAATACTTTAGCATTATAAAACTCAGCTAATTTTAAAGCTGTATCATGGGCCATACTTGGATCATCAGGTCGTTCTTTATATATAGCAACAATTTTTGGTGGTTTAAGTCCATACTATCGCCTGAAAACAATTAAGCCATATTTTGATAAGTCAGTTTGACCTGTACTAGTTTCTTTACCACTATCAAAGCAGTCTGCCCCTATTACATATAAATTAATAGGAACTGAACCGTCTTCTAATTTTATTGGTGGCTCAATCATATATATTGGCCCGTTATTAGACAATTCCATTTTAGGAACTGCACTTCTATCAACTCCGCCCAACTCTTTACTATATGGCCAAATAAGTTTAATGCCTTTTGGTTTTTCAACCATACCCTATTCAATATAGGTTTTCTATTCTGCCAGCTTTTCAGTATTGAAAATATTAGAACCCTCTAATATAAAGGCATCTTCTGGAGTAAAACAATACTCTGCCTTATCTTTTAATAAAGCCTCAGGATCTTCGATAGTACTCCACTGCTATTCATAATATCTTTTAGCCGCCTCCTCGTCAACAACTCCTCGGTCATCAAATTTACCAAACCATAAAGTATAAGCAGGGATAAAAAATCCTGTGAATGCTTCCTAACCGTCTCTTGAATAGAAATGTCTGTAAGGCAATACTTGGTAAGCTTCTGGATTATAAAAAATACTTTTTAATCCTGAAAGGGCAGGGCCCGAATCACCACCAGTTCCACCGGTACTTCTCTAACCAACTCTGTATCCTAAAATATCGACAAGAGGCCTTGATTGAATATAAGTATCTAAAAGCATGGGATCGGATCCACACTCCTCAAAAATTAAATTATATACACGAGCTCCACGAAGTTTTCTTGGCTTATCGTGTACACGTCCCTCAATTACGGACATCCAACCAGTCTCATTCTTATCTTTATCTACTTTAGATGCTCGTTTATAAAACTAAGTATCAGCCTTCATTCTAACCCTTTTAAAAGCACCTTCTGTGCAGGTGTTTAAAAAGTCTAATTCCTGCCAAACCTTATCTAAGGTATTTGTTACATAATCGACATTAAAAGCAGTAACCATATTATGGGAAGCCCTATGAAAGGAATAACCACAACATACATCTGATGCAGACATCTAAGAAAATCCAACACCACGAGATTTAAAGACATTTACATCCTTTCCCAATTTTCTGGCCAATGCTTTATAGTGAAAATACTCATACTATTTAGCAAAGAATCTTGGAAAATCCTCTTCCTGAGATTCTTGTTTATTTTCGGCCAATACTGACGGCAGTCTGAAATAATTTATAAAGAAATAATTTTCACCTGTTAAAGTATATCTACCTATAGTAATCCCATCTTTACATCTATTAAATTCTTCTATCCAATGTTCTCTGTGGGCAAAAGTTCCGGGGATTAATTGTGTATATCTACCAGTTCTCCTATAAGTATCGGCAGCAACTGTAAATAGTTTTGGATCAAAATCTAAACCTCTATTTGCAGTAATTGGTCTATATCCAGTTAATTCGTATGATAATTCAGGATCGAAATATTCAATCGGATCTCCAATTTTAACATCCCACCCATCCTCATCATAAGATTTCTCTTCAACAACTGGTTTTGGTTCAGGTTCCTTATAATTAAGCATAGCTTGATACTCCTAATCATTTTTCTCTTTTTTAGTTGGAGTTTTTCTTTTCTTACTATACTTTTCATCAAGTTCCTATGCTTTAGCTATTAATTCCTCTCGTTTTTTCTCTCTCCAATATTTTTTTGATAGTTTTTCTAATTCCTTTTCATCCATAATCAATCAAATAATCCTGGAGTTGTATCACCACGCAAACCAGTAGCTTCGTCAAGTTCTTCTTTATATTGGACCTCTAAATCTTTTAAGGCAGCTAATGCTTTAGAAAGATTTTGCATTTCTGTGAGAGTATCTTTAATTTTATATAAAGGCCTACCTTCACTATCAGTTAAAGAATAATCAATATTATCTATGAAGACCTTCATCTTATGAATATTATTATTATAAGATTCAATCATTTGTCCTATAATAGATGAACTATTTTGAAGTTCTTGATACTTTCTACAAGCGGCTCTAAATACTTCATCATTATATTCGTCTTCAGTTAATCCAGAAGCTTCCATAGCATATTTATGGCGGTTTGCCGGGGTGTCCTTACTTCCAGGAGCACCCCAGTCTATTGCCATATAAATATATACTAATTCTCTAAAACCTCTCAGTTTCTTTTCGCCTGTAGGGTCTTCCTCACAGATATTTCTTTCATTAGTCCATAAATCAGCAAATTCCTTAACAAGGAATATTTCTGGTTCGTTTACGATGATTTTATTTTTAGTATTATCGTAAGCAAAAAATTTTATCATGACAAATTTTATCCAAGTCTAATATTATATTTACGTTTAACCTAAACGTCAGGACATAGATTATTCACCTACTACCCATGGGGTCAGTCGTAAATTAATGTCTTTATAGTCGTGGATGACTTTTTTACCGTTCTGGAGAGATTACATTACTCCCCCCGTTTCTATACACAGGTTTACCAGTACAATCAACTTCAATCAATTTTCCACCGATCTTATGTAGTGTACAACTACAAGGTTTTTCGCCTTTAGATTTTTTTTCTACTTTATCTCCCAACCAATTACGTTTTACTTTAGTTCCACATTTGGCCATTTGGGTCTGGCCCCGCATTTGTTCAAGCAACTTTCCTATCTAGGGATCAGCCTAAGCTAACTCTTCAACAGCCTAACCTAGGCCCTGTTGAATTGCGGAAGCTAATACTTGGGCAGCCTACTATGGATTTTTCTAAATAACCTATAAAATCTCCTACGCTTCAGGAGATAAAGTCACACCTCCCTATTGGAATTTTCTGTAATACTTTTGTGTGTTAATCATAATTATAATATTTAAATTTTTTCAAGATCTTTAGTAGAGAATGTTTCTTCTCTAAATATACCCTATTTGTCCAAATATCTACAAACTATTCCCTATAAGGTTTTGACAGAATCATTTCCATCTTTTATTGTAAGCTCCTTCTTTCTAACAACATACATAATCGGAGGATTTTCCAATTTATTACAAACAACTCTATCTCCAGGAATGTAAAACTTCTTTAATGTATCTTCCATATTAATCTTTTTTAAATCTTTCTGATAGGCCTTCTGCAATTATCGCTTTAACAGAAACCTCATTTAATACCCATAGGTCATGCCCAAAGAACGGTGCTGGGAATACAGCTCGATGATCAAATAAAACATCATCTCCAGCTTTTACAAACTCACATTCAGGACCTGCCTCAATAACTTTACCAAAAAATGCAGTATTTTCTAATTTTTCAACTAAACCTGAATCGGGATTAACAAAATCCTCTGTCATTTCTACCTCATTTTCTTTTACAATCTTTTTATAAGGATTGTCAAAATAAATCTCAATCAAGAGATTATTCATAATTGGATAAATTTCTTTCTCTTCCATTATTCATTAACAATTAAACAATTTGCACTAATTATATTAGTTGCAGCACTAACTGCATTTTCTAAAGTTTCTTTTACTACTAAGTATGGCTCAATAATCCCATTCTCAAAAGCATCTCCAGAAACTCCAGTCCTAATATTTAAAACATCCCAATAATCTTCTACACTTCCACTTGAACTCGTTGCCTGATCCAATAGGATTTGTGTTGGGGCATATAAAGCCTTCTTTAAAAGTGGAACATTTAAATTCTTAGCAGCTTCTCTTAAAGCTTTACCACATCCAGGAAGTACCCCTCCTTTTAAAGCACAAGCTGTAGCTGAAATTGCATCTTCATATAAGTCACATCTAGTCTTAGCTTCTGTCTCACTATATCCACCTACGAATATTTTAGCAAGCCCACCAGAAAACATTGCAAGACGTCTTCTATGAAATTCATACTCAATCTCAGGGAGTGGATTCTCAAGGATCTGTTTTACCATATACTTACGTTCCTCAACGGCCTCTGTATTAGAATTATAGCCTATAAAGGTTGTATCATCTTTTGTAATGATAACTTTATCACAACACATTGAATCACCTAAAACTGCTTTAATATCTTCTAAAATAGTTTCTCTCATGACTCCAAATTCAGGACTTTGGATTAATCCTGCCTGCATTCGCCCACCTTTGTTTGGATCAAACATATTGTGATATATCAACATTGTAATAGAAGAATCGAAATCTGGGGCAATTAATAAAAGTGATTTTCCTTGATCAATCGCCTTTTGCCAGATCTCTTTAACTTTTCTAGTTTCTTCCATTTTAGTTTGGGAGATATATACCTGAACATTATTCAATTCTATATTTCCTTCACTAGTATTGATAAGATATGGGGAAAAGAATCCTGAATTAATTCGAAAGCCTCTGCTGTACTCTATCCTATCAGTCACGCTCTCACCCTTCTCATATAATACAAGTCCATCTTTTCCAACCTTATCATAAGCTTCGGCAATTGTTTCACCAATCAACTCATCCCCATTGGCTGACAATGTTGCAACTTTTTTAATATCTTCTTTATTAGAGATCTGCTTTGTATGTGATTTCAAATCTTCTAAAACCAAATCCCTCTCTTTAAATAATTTTCTAGAAATTTCTATTGGATTGCCAAAGTTTATATAATCATTTACAATAGCCCTTGTAAGTATTGCGACGGTACTAGAACCATCTCCGACTTCTTTTGCAGTTTTTACTGAAACTTCTTTAATAAGATCTACACCAGCTTGTATATATGGATCTAGTACTCTAACTGCTTCAGAGACGGTCTTTCCATCTTTTGTTATTTTTATCCCAGCAGGATTTTTAATAGCTACTGTTGCTGCATTTGGACCATAAGTACACTGAATTGCATCTGTAATTAAATTAACACCCTCTAATAGTTTTTCTCTGGCAATCTCACCAATTAATACACAATCATTATTCATAATACATATTTTTCATTAAACATATAAAAATAATATT